CCACAGCTTTCGCACACCTGTGCATAACACCTGTGGATAACTTTATCATTGGCTTAACTCAGCAATGCGAGCATCATCCACAATCTTGATGCCAAATGTGCCACATCCCATGCATTGAGCAAACCATTCATGCTCTGTCAATTCAGCGCCTTTCTTTAATCCAAAGCGCTGTTTAGGCTTTCCGTAAAGTTTCTTGCATATTGAACAATCAAATTGAAGGATGTGCATAGTTGCTCCATTGCAATGTGTCGATTGGTTGTAGGTTCGTTTGAGGCACAGTCCAATTGTCTTGGGATGTGTTTTTGTATCGTGGCTTTTTTGCTATGGCAACAGGTATCCAGCCAACGATGTGCATCTTTGACGAATTGCCCGTGACCAAAACCGCAATGTCACGATCATCTCGGTCGCTCTCTTGTATCCATAGATTTGATGATGGATTTGCTGACCATTTGACCTCAATATGTTCGCCCACATCAGCTTTGGATTTATCCCATGTAATGCCGGGTTCATAGTCATAACCCAATCGCTTAGCCACAACCCATTCAGCTGCCATCGATTCGGCCATTTGCGCCACATATTCAAACCATGAAAGATTCTTCTGAAATCGCGTGGGATGATCTGCATTGCGATCCGTGCAATGTCGAATGGCTGAAATCATGCATTGGACTTCTTCGAGTCTGCTAATCATCGGCAATCTCCACAAAACCAAATGATGTTTTCTGTGCGGTCATAACCTTTTTGATAACCAAATTGGTCAAATTTCATCAGCTTTGAGCATTTGTCGCATTGCTCTACCCGATACTCGGCAACGACTTTGCCTTCAAAGAATACTTTGGCAATGCGCGTTTGAGGATTGATAATCTCCATGTAATCGCTCATGGTCACACCTGTGGCTTAAATGTGCCATCGCTCGTCAATACATACCAAAGCGGTTTGCATTGCTTTTCTTTGATTTTCTCATTGCAAAAATATCCGGCCCAAGCTTTAGGCGCATCGGGTTTGCTTTGATTCCATCGCATTGATCCATGTGAGCAGCTTGGTGCGCTTTCAGCTGGTATTTCCCAAGTTACTGGCTGGGCTTGTTCGGCTTCATCTCTGGTCTTGTAGCTTGGCACATCGCCATGCTTTGTTGTCCAGTAGTCATAGTCAGCAGCTGGTGTCTCAGTCTTAACCAAAGCCATAACCTCCTTGGTGGCCTTTTCAGTGCCTCCCATGACCAACGCCATCACGCGCATTAAAGCTGAGGTGCAGGTATCTTCAATCATCCAACGCCTCATTTTGTCTGAGTAAGCTGCAAGAAATCCATGTGCATAATCAATACCCGCTGGATCAGTCTCAATCTGATTACGCCAGGCTTTAGCTTGCACCAGCACATAGCCTTTTTCAGCGTTAAATTCGATTATGTGGGCCTCTAAACGGCCTTGTGGATATGTTGCAATCCAGCGGTCAGTCCGCTCTTTGTTGCCTTCGTACGAGTCCATAAAAGCCATTAGCGCACCGCCTGTGATGATGCGTGACGGCCAACGGCTTTGCCTCGTTGATAGCCGTCTTTGTGGCCTTCTTTGTAACCTACTGAATAACTGCAAATAGCCCACAGAATGCAGGCAATTGCCATGAGCACAAATAGCCCAATTTCGCTTGTTGTCATTTTCTTGCTCCCGTTTCTGGAAGCCGTGTCTCAGCTCCCGAAATAGAGAGTGACAGGCAAAACCGACAAATTCAAGATTCCCGCGTAGATTGTGGCGTGTCGTTACCAGTTTTTGGCTTGCTCTTAAGTCCATTGCCAGCCAATACGCCACCTAATGAACCAGTTAAGAAAATTGCCAGCGTTTTTAACAGATCAATAAAAGCGGCATCATTGGGAGCTTGAGCAGAAATTGGCTGAGTCACAAAGATTAATGCGTATGTGATTCCAAGAGTCACAATAAGAAATACCATGGCGAGCGTTGTGCCAATAATAAGAATTAACTGTGCATGGACTTCTTCTGCACTACGCCTTCTCTCTGGGCGATGGTGATAATGTTCCAATGACATCGCTAGTGCAGTTTCCCAATGGGATGCATTGCGGTTTTTGGCATTCTGGCTTTTCCCAATTCTTGAATTCTTGGCATTCATATCGTGTCCATCCTTGATAACCACAAGCAGTCAGTATTGATAAACCTAAGCAAATCAATACTGCTGCGAGCAGTTTTCGAGTCACTTCTTGTTACCGAATGCCACATCATTTGGGTTAGCCCATCGAGCTAGTACCGGAACCAGTCCAGCTACTAAACCCAAAGCTAAATCCTTTGGATTGGTATTGCCTGTCATATACACGGCCAACGCGCCAGCCACAGAGCTTCTTGCCCATGATGCCAGCATTGCTTTTGCTTGATCCATTATTTTTCTCCTTTTGGTCGGTCGGGCAAATCACCCGAAAACGCGCCATAAGTTGGTCGGCCGTAACCGACAACAAATGACCTTGCTCCCAAAGTTCTTGATTTAACCATTACCTCGCCACCATTGCGCTGATCCCCGGCACCTGATGTGTTGCCTTCAATAGTCACAATCTGCTTTTCCGAAACCCGAATTACTAAGCCAACATGATTGATAATTGTCTTTTCATCAATTACAAAATCAAAAAAAACAAAATCACCAATCTTTGGTGTGGTGTGCCATTGCTTAGCCTTTTGAAATGCCTCAGCTCCAGCACGAGTGCTGACTACATTTGGCACTTTGACTCCGGCCGTGGATGCACACCAATTCAAGAAACTTCCGCACCATGGAAGTTTGTCGGCTTTCATAAATTTGCCGTACTTGGTTTCATTGTTGCCTGTTTCGGCCGTGCCCACCTCAGCGAGTGCGACCTGAATTAAACGCGGCAATGTGCCTTGTGGAAATGTCATGAAAGCAACAAAGCCGCTTCAGATTCGCTTATGCCTAATTTGGCAAGCAAAGCAGCTTTTTCGGCAGCCTTTGTCGCTTCGGCTTGCTTTTGATTTTGTGCAGCTAATTGATCAGCTTGATTTTGTGCTAATTCAGCAGCGTTCATTTCTCGTTCAATGATTTCGCCGGTTTCTACATTGTGGATTTTAATTGTTAGATTTGTCATTATTTAACTCCGTATAATATGTAGGTGCCTGTGGTAAAAGTGCCACCCGCTTGTGGCAATAAAGTGATTGAAGTAATAGCAGCTGTGCTTTTAAATAATCCTGCATTGCGTTCCCAATCGCCGTTTGCATTTGTAGTCTCATTATTAACTAATGAGCTATAAGTCATAAACTTGTTTGTCGTAGCATTGGCATATGCTGGAATATCCACAACAATAAGCGACGTACTTGCACCGCCGCCGTCTGCCGTAGTAGATATAAATAGTTCGGTGTCTGCGTAAGTAGTGTTAGATGTAAAAGTGCCCGGTGTTGCTTTGTAGCCTGTGCTTGAGCCATTAAATCTCATCATAAGTTTCAGATCACTAGAAGGTCTAAAGTTAAAAACAACAAGCTGTAAATCATTGTAAGTGCCTACAATGCCGCTCAAAGTAACGCTTGACCCAGTTAAGCTGCCCGATGCAATAGAAGTCATGCCACCACTAGCAGGCGAAGCCCATGCGGGAACTCCGCCGGTGACTGTAAGAACCTGTGATGTGCTGCCGATTCCAAGTCGAGTGTTTGTGTTGGCAGTAGCCGACGCATAAAAAAGATCGCCAAGCGTTGTGCCGGGCTGTAATGCCTTTAATCTTGTATCGACAGCCTGCCCAAATACCTCAAAATCGGCTGGCAAATCCGTGACCAAATCGGTTGCTGTGGGCATTTGGAAACTATAATTACTCGTGGGGTTTGTCACTTGTTTTCTCCTTACGCAACAATTGTTGCATTAATCCAATCCAGAGTTGGATTGACTGTGCTCCATTGCTCTACCACCGGCACATCATTCCATCGCATGGCTTGCAATGAGAAAGCAATCGGTGACAAAATCATTGAAACGCTTACCTGATTATATCTGGCAGAAAATGTCCAGCCTTCAACAAAACCCAGATAATCGCCGGAATTCATGTTAAGTGGCAGGTCAGCTATATTGACCGGCATCCCCATAAAGACATTGATTAGATCATCGCGGTCAGCATTATCAAGCTCTGGATTAGTAAGCTCATAAGTGATGTTGTTAAAATTAAAGCGTGGATAGGCTCTAAGTGCCAGATAAAAATCTGCCTGATCTTCGGCATCGTGCAGATGCCGCAAGGTAGTTGTGAAAATCTGTGACAATTCGCCATAAAGCGCAATTGAAGCTGCATCGCTGGCATCGGTTTCATTGCTACTATTTTGGCCATATTGAATTGTGATGTTGTTTCGCACATCTCCTGTGCGGGATTGAATGCTCAAACCTGATGCCAAAGCATGGTTAGCTGTTAAATCAACATAGCCATTTGTCGCAAGGTAATTTGTCCGGTGTGTCGAATCGGCATACCCAATTTGGCCCGTTGGCGATTCGTACAAATAACCTAAACCGCTGCTGGCCAGAGCTGCAACCAATGAATAAACATCGGTGCGGCTGGATGAGCGTTGCGCCAGCTCATAATTGCCCGGCCTATCAATTTCGCCCAATCCCGTATTTTCGGCATCTTGCCATTGAGTCGTTGGATCATAGGTCGCCCATGTCAAAGCTGCTGGCACTTGTTGCCATTGTGCAAACAAGACTTGGCTTAAAATTGTGTAAATCTGGTCGCCATCAAAATCATGTGCCAGCACGCCATCTGTCAATGCCTTAGGCAACCTAGACAATGCGCCCAACGCAGTAATGGTAATCCGCTGTGCGTAATCAACCCAACCAACCTCAGCTACCGCGATTCCCACATCCACCACCGATCCACCAAAGATTGGCACAAATGTAGCTGTGGAATCTTGCAGCTCAATTGTGAGTGGA